ACAGTCGTTACATTACTTGAATAAGCCGAAGAACTTATAGTTCCAAATTTTGTTCCTGTGTTTGTTCCAGTTGCTTTTATTCTTCTATTAGCATGATAGTAAGAAGTTAAATCGTTTCCTGTTGAAGTGATAGTAAATTGTGTTCCACTAACATAGGCTGGAGTATATGCCCCACTTCCATCACCATAAATCACCCATTGGCTATCGTTATACCAATCTCTAGTGTTTTTCATTAGAGCTCTTATGGCATTATTTAAATTTGAGGGTAACATTCCCTCCGCAACACTAATAGTATTTAATGTTGTATTACTTGATTGGGTTGTTGAATAATCTTTTATTCCTGACATTTAATCTCCTAAAAACCATGCAAACACTTTATTATTTTCAGTGTTTTTTTGATTAATTAATACATTTACCGCTTCTTCTACCTGTCTTTGAAAAAATTCTTGAGTATCTAAACTATATCTAACATTGTCTATATCAGTTTTATCACTCATCTGCCACCTCCTCTTGAAGCAATTAAATCAACTCCTTGAGCATGATTCCAAACTGTGCCACTTGGAATTTTAACATTAACTCTAATATATCTACCAGATTCTCTAACAGGAACAACTCCGCTAGTTACCATAGAGTTATAATTAGAAGTTGTTTTTGTGTCAGCTAATCTTTCTCTAGTTGTAATAGCAACAGAAGAAATTGCGTCAACAATTGGTCTGACTTCGGTTATATCCGACCTTAATCCTGGAAACAACTCTAATTCTTTAGTTTCTAATTCTACTTCACCAGAATCTCCAGAAAATATTGCTGCTTTAAAATTACTATCTATCGCACCTAAATATAATTGTCCGCCTTGCCAAAAAGCACTATCTAAAGAAATATTAATATTATCCAAGTTAGCTGAAATTAAATCCATTAATTCAACAGTATATGCACCTACAAATTGTGTAAAAATAGTAGAAGCTGAAGCATGAGATATTGACCATTTTTCCGTAACATAATTATATATAATTAATCTATCACAAATACCTGTTGTATTAGCCGTATCATTAGAAGAGGGATATAACCAAATAGCTAATTGATTAAATGGGTCAACTGCAGAAACTATTCTATCAGTAAATGCTTTATTTAAATCTTTATCAAAAAATCTATTTACTTTTTCAGCTCCAATAGGTTTTATATTATCTCCATTAATTTCAAAAAATCCATCGTCAGCATAAAAGAATGCTCTTCTATTATCTTGGCAAACAGTTTTTCCATAAGTAGCACCTCTATTAGGAGATATAACAGAAAATCTGAATACTGTTGCTCCACCAACATAATCCATTCTTACAATTTCATTTTGTCTGAATACATAACCATATTCCCCAGAAGTTATGGCAACTATTTGACCACCTGAACCAGGTAAGTCTTGAAAATCTGCTTGTTTAGTTCCAGGTGTCCAAGAACCAATATCATTTAAACCTGACCATTGGACTCTATTCCTTGTTTCGGTATCAGGATTTGTAGAATAATCTATAATGTTACCACTAACTAAAAAATCTCTAATAACACCTGTAACTCTAAAAGTAGGTGGAGTTCCAGAAGTAGCTATTCCAGAAAGATTAGCAAAATTAGTAGAAGTACCCATTTGATAATATTGGGGAACATCAACTCCGTTACTTGCAATTATAAAATCTCCAAATTGTGTAAAAGTAAAAAAATCTGTGTCGCCACCAGTTAGTCCTGATTTTCTTGAAATAAATGTTCCACCTTCTAGTTGAAAAATATCTGTTTTAGTAGCTGCAAAATTAAAAGCTAAATTTTTAGTCGATCTAAAAGAACCTGCACCTTTACAATCTTTACTAATATTAGACACTCCAGAACCAATTGCAGTTGAATAAGAAATTAAAGACGGAAAAGGTTTATAAGAATTGACAGCATAATAAACATTAGTTGCAACTGTGGCTCCAGGATTTAGATGTGGTGGCTGGTCAGGTAACCATTCGCCAAAAGGTATTTGCATTAAATTTTCCTAACTATTGTTATTAAAAACTTTATTATGAGATTGAAAAGGAGCTGCAACGGAAGTATCAGATCTAATTTGTAAAGGCGAACCGCTATATTGATCTTCTCTATCGTTTCTTTCAACTCTTTCTAAAGCTGTTACATAATTTTGTTGCCATGCTTGTACTTTTTGTGGTTCTACGCCACCTAGAAATTGTGCAGCATGATATAATGAACCATATAAATATATTTGTGGGTGATTCGTTAATATATAATTTGAAGTATTTGAATCAGATAAAGAATCAAAAGTTTTGTAAAAATTTATATTAGCCGTATATGTACTTGAGGGCTTTGGAGCAAATCTAAATTTTTCTCCAAGTATAGTATAAACAGTAGGCATACCTGTAGAAGATGAACCTTTTATTTCATCCATTTGTGGGGGTGTCATATATCTTAAAGCATATTTAGTACCACCACTTAAAATATAAAAATCCCTTACTTGTAAAAATCCAGTGGGAACTGATTCTTCTTCCGAATCTATTGTAAAAGAAGCAGAAGTAGAAATCATTTTACCAATTCTTAATTTGGAATTAAAATCAGCTTCTACTAACTTAATAAAGTCGTCTGAAATTTCAGTTGTTAAATCTGATCTATTAAGCCAATTTGCAATAGAAGTTTTTAGTTCTGCATAAGTAGATAAAGCCATTATATTCTTCCCTCTGCTGTTCTAAAGTATTTAAATTCATTACTATTTAATTTTTTTTTCATAATATCTTTTTGAACTTCTTTAGGTAAAGCCCACCAATTATTTGTTCCATTATATTCATTAGTCCATACTTGCAAAGCTAAAATTGGAATAGAAGCAACTCTTTTTAAATCTTTAGACTTTGAATAACCATCATCTTGATTTAATAGTTCTTTATTATGTTTTAAATGTGAATCTATATTTAGTTCTTCTTTTAAAACAATTTTTTCTTCAGTTTCATCTAGTTTAAAAGTTTCTTTTTTTAAACCATCTACAAAAATATCTTTTCTCATCTGCCTTGTCCTTTGTAGCGACTTTTTTTCAACATTCTTTTTTCACTTTTATTTAATGACTTCTTATGTTTTCTTGGTCGTTTTTTTGGTTTCGGTCTAGGTGTAAAGCTAACAAACTTTTGTCTTGCCACTACGCACTCATTTCAGTAACAAACAAATCTCCGCTTGTACTTGTGTTTCTTATTGCAGCAATTTTTTCGCCAGGCGAAACTTTAATAATTTCATAATCTCCAGCATGAAGATAAGCATCATTTGTTGTAGCAGTTGGTGCTGTTGTTGCATTTCCACCAACAACAAAATGACAACTATGTGTAGTTGCTATTCTTACATATTCTGTTTGGCTTCCAAAAACATTAGAACAGGCAACTGACGATCCTGTAAATGAAACTTTTTGTGAAGTTCCAGGTCTTAAAGCATAATTATAACTCATTTTTTTTCTCCGTTAAGGTTTTGGGGGAAGTACCGCTAGGCAAGATCCCCCATAATTTATTATCTTCTAATTACGAAAGTTATTTCCATTTTAGAAGTATTTGTTGAACCACCATTAGTGATACATTCAATAGTTCCATCTTCTTCAACTCTATTTGCTGCAGAAGGTGCAGAAGTTAAAACTCTATTAGCTGAACTTGAAGCTGTATGACTTATTCCGCCATCTGTAACCGCAACGCCACCTATTTCAAAAGAAATAGCAGCTGTTCCAGTAGTTGTAGCTTTATTATGTGTAATAATTTTAACTATTTTACCACCGTCAGGTACGCATACAAAAGTTGATGATGCAGTTGATACATCTGGAATTGCAGATGTTAAAAAGTAATCGTTAAGTGTTCTCATTTTTTTTCTCCGTTGTTGTTCCGTCTATAACCTTTTTAAGACTTCAACATTTGGTTTTTGTTAAGGGGTGTATTCTAAACAAGGTTACACCCCTAACAATTAAGTATTATGAAGTAGTTAAATCAGTAACTAATCCACTAGCTTTTTCGTTTCTTGATTCTAGAGTGTACTCTGTAACCAAGAATCTTTGATCTCCGTCTGTAGTTTGACCTGGAGTTGAAAGTTTAAAATCTCTTAAAAAAGAAACTCCAAACATATCCATTTCAAGTACATAAGCGTCTTGTCCTTTTTTGGCTGCTGCAGCATTGTTGTTTCTAATAAATCTATTAGGAGCAACTTGCATAGTTCCAAAATCTGACTCATATACATCAATAGAAGTAATTAATCTTCTATCTTCCGCAGAATCAAATCTAGTTGAACCACCAGTGAAGCCTGAAAGTTTTTGTTTGTTAAAAGCACCAACCATAATCATATTAGGGTTACCACCTGCGTCATAACAAGATTTTAGAACGCTTTTTAACTGATCTTCAGTAAAAGGTCTTTGTGTTCCGTCTGTTCTTGCAGTACCTGGAACATCTGCTCCACCTACTTGACCATTTGCACCATTAGCTGCTTTATTAACATTAGCTTGTAACCAAGTCGGTAAGCCAGATAATTTTCTTGCAGCTGCAGCTCCTCCAGCAGTTCCAGTTACATTAGATAAAAGAGCTGTTTCCATATCTCTTTTTAATTCTTTTGCACCTTTAGCTACTTGATAAGCTATTTCACTTGCTCTACCAGCTGAAGTAACCGCATCGTTTGTGCCTGATACTTGGATAGCTTTTGTAGAGATTTGTGTATGGTTTGATACTTCCACAGATGGAACCATTGTTCCATAAGAAATAGCAGCACCTTCAACAGCTGCATTAACAGCAGTGTCTGCAAGTTCGTCTGTTTGCCATTTGTGTAAAGTATTTGTTGCTTTTGTTTTTGAAACGCCAGACATAAAAGGTGTTTCTGTTGGACTAATATTGTAAATGATGTCCGACAGGTCTTCTCTTATACCTTTTGTTGTGTATGTTTGATACATCGCCATGATATATTCTCCTTGAGGTTATTGGTTTATATATAACGCAAAAGTAAATCCGAAGCATCTTTAATTTTTCCAGATTTTTTAAGCGTTTTAATTTGATTCAACCTTGATTGAGAATTTATTTCTTCTTTTGTAACTTTGACACCTGATTTAACAAATCTTGTTGGCTTAACTTTCTTATTAACTAAAGTTGGTTTTAACTTTTTGTTATTTTGATAGCTCATAGCATCAACAATTATATCAAATTGCCTAGAATCATAAATTGAACTAACTTCTTTATCGTTAAAGCCTTTAGTTAATAAATAATTCGTCATATTTGTTCTTAAAGCATTTCCTTTAACAGGGTCGGACAAATCAGGGTACTTTAAAGAAACCTTTTTTTGTTCGTCTTTAAGAACTTCTTGAAACTGTTGTGTTTGATGATCTCTAATCCGTTTTTGTGCTTGAGAAATTGTATCTCTACGCTTACGCATTTTACGATCTATCTTTGCAGCTTCAGTTGGATCTTCCTCCCAAAGATTATCTAACTCTTTGGAACTCATATCGCTATTTATTTCAGCATTCAAAGTCAACACAAGAGAATTTAAATCTTCTAGCTTGGTTGAATATTGTTTTTCCAAACGATCTTTTGCAGATATTGTTTCTCTTTTTTCAAGAGCTAACTCTTCTGTTTTTCGTCTGTAATCGGCATCCTTTTGATAACCTGCTTTTAATTCTTCAAGGTCAACATCAATTAATTCACCATTAACTTTAACTTGGTGTAAATCGGTTTCTTGTTCTTCAATAGCATCATTTTCTACTGGAGCTTCTTCTTCGTCAGTAGCTTCTTGAATTTCTTCTTGATTGGCTTCTGGTTCTTGTTGAACTTCTTGATTATCTTCTGCTTTCGCTTCTGGTTCTTTTTGTTCAACTTGTGCTTCCGTTTCTTGAGCTTTAATAGTTGCCGTTTTAGGGTCTAGTAATCCCTCAAGAGTTTTAGCTGCACCTTGTACTGAAGCATTGTTCAGTAATGGGTTTGTGTCAGACATTAAGTCCTCCTATGGTTAAGCTGTCATTATGACTTGGCTTATTTTAACTTGGTTTAGTTAAAATTTTTTTTCTTGTTCGTCTTTTCGGAAAATCTCTAGTTGCTTTTCAGCTAATTTTCCTGTTTCAAGAATACTTTTTAAATGTTGCTCTACTTTGCCAACAACATTAAACGCAATCCAGAGTTTTTCTCTAGTATCGCTTTCTTTGGCACCTGTTTTTTCTAACAATGCTTCAGAATAAAGTTTTTTTAGAGAATCTACCGCCTCTATAAAAATTTTATTCTCTAGTATTTGTTTCGCCTGATTGGATCGGCTGACTTCCGCTTCCCTCAGGGTTTGGTCTTTGGTTACCATTTAATCCTTTTACTTGCTTGTCTAATAAATTACCAGCTCTTTCAGCTTGTTCTAATATTTTGTTATTTCCAGATACCATTAGTTTATCTAAATCTGCATCCGCTTTAATTTTTGCGGTATCAAGTTGTGTATTATATTTTAAAGACATATCTTTAAGTTTAGTTTCAAAATCTAACATCATTTCTTGTGTTTTTTGTTTTAATTCTTCATTTTGTAATTGTAATTCCGCCATTTTTCGTTTTTCTTCCGAAGCAATTCTAGTAAATTCAATTTTTTCAATAGGAGTTGGCGGTGGCGGTTGTGGAGGAGGCATTTGTTGTTTGCCAATATCAGGATTTACAAAATAAGCGTCAACATTTTTTAATCCAGCATTTTCTATAATTTTAGAAAGTGTATTATACATATTTTTAAGCGTAACCATTGGCATCTCTTTTCCGCCTTGTAGGTTAAACGCTTGTAATTGTCTTTCTAAAATACTATTTAGCATAACAACTTGTTCTTGTTTAGAACCAGTTCCTAATCCTACAACTACATTTATATTAAATTTATCTTTCCATTCAGTAGGTTTGATAGGAATATAATTATTGTTAAGTTCAATAATTTGTTCTTTGTCTTGATACTTAACCATAAGTTCAAAAATTTTATTAAATAAATCTTTAACTCCTGTTTCGGCAAATATTCTAGCAATTAATTCAGAACGCATTTGAGTTTGTGTCATCAAAGTATTTACGCCAGTTGCAGTTTTAGAATTTAAAGTATCGGCATCTAAACCTTGTGATGATTTTGTAACACCTGTTCTAGCTTCTCTAACGGTGTCTAAATAACTTAATAATGGAAACGCTTGTTGTGAAATTGGTTGTGCTTGAAGTGGTTGCATAACTTGGCTTGGTGGTTGTTTTGTTCTAACAACACCACCTGGTCTTGTTGTTAAAAGATCATCCATATTGACCATGCCGTCCATGACCGCCACTCTATTATTATTTGTCAAATACATATTATCTAAAAGTTGACGCATAACAGTAGATTTCATTAACTGAACATCTTCAACTAATTCGGCTACACTTCTTCCGTAAAATCTATGGGGCATTGGTATAGGAGTAACAGTAACAAAAGGTGCGGAGTCGCATGGCATATTTTCTAATATGTGGCTTCCGTCTCCAGCACAGATTACTTTTCTTAATTCTGCAATTCCATCACCATCATAATCAAATCTAATATAAGATTCATATACTAAAACTTTTTCGGTAGATTTATCTGTAGGTTCGTCTTGAAAATAACCATCAATATTTCTATCTCTAGCTTCTTCTTCCATTGTAAAATTTTCATCTTCATTTCTTGGAAGTTCCATAATAACATCATAATCAAAACCCATTTCTATTAATTGTGATCTAGTTAGATAAACTTTATGTGCTACAAAATTTGCGTCTTGAATTGTTTTAGCCGATCTATCAATTAAAAATTCTTCAGGCGGAATAGATTCAATCTTTACTTTGCCAGACTTTTTAACTCTTTTAATTTTACAATTATATAAAACAGGTTTTGGAAAATTTATTTCGGAAATATCAACACCTTGCATTTCGGCTTGTTCTTTAGCTATGTCTTGTTGTTCTTTAACAACTTCGTCAACAATTTCTTCTTCTTCTATTAATTCTATTTCGTCTTTAGTATCTTCTAAAGCAAACTTTTCGGCTGGAGTTAAATTTTTATATGTTTCATGTTCTACTGTTTCGCTTTCATCCCAATAAACTTTTAAGAAACCATTTTTTTCAATTAAAGCATCTTTAAAAAAATTATATAAAAGTGTAAAGCCATCATTTTGTTTATAGAAAACATGATTTAAATATGCGGTAGCTTGTTCGCTTAATGGAACATCTTCCGCTGTAACAGGGTCGCAACGCACCACTTTATCGGAAGCAGTAAAAACTCTTAATAGGTTTGGCAAGATACTTTCAATAGTATCGGAAACATCTGTACTTACGACTTGTGATCTACCATCTATTTCCGTACCTAATTTGTCGCCTAAATAATATTCAATTGATTTTCTTCTTGATTCGGACAGCTCACCACCTAAATAACCTATACTATTTCTAACTTGGTTAGTTAAGATTGCTTTTAATTCTAATTCGGAAAGTTCTTTATTTTTTTTTGGCATATTTAAACTACATAGCTTGTATCTATTTCTATTGATTTATTCCAGTCGCTTCTATCTATTGGTTCGGTAACCGCACCGTATCTTATACTATCGCAAAAGTGTGATGCCCAGTTGTGTAAGGGTTTATTACGAAAACAATTATTTTTTTCATCCCATCGCTTACAATAGCTTTTTAACGCTTCTACAAGTTTTTTGCAATTACTTTTATGAAAATAACAATTCGGTAACATTCTTCTTACTTGCTCTATTCCATCTTCCACCCCAAGTTTTGGTGCTATTTCAAATTCCAATCCCATCTCTTTGGCAGTCTCCCATCTTGATTTATTAGTTCCTATTTCTCTAACTCTAATATCATGAGGGGCTATATGTTTATCGTAAGTATAAGGTTTATCGTCAATTATATTGAAATAGTGTTCTAATCCCTCACTTGAATTTTCGTAACAATCTATTATTCTAATTTCGCCACTTGGTCGTCTTTGGGCAAAAGTAATTACGGTGCTATCATTCATTCCTAAATCCCACCATGTTTCTACAGGAATTGATAAATCTATTTCAAAATCGGTTACCCTTTTAGTTTTTTCTAATTCTTCTACCACACTTCCATAATAAGAACCTGAGATTCCAGCTTGAAATGAGCATTCAAATTCTTGATCGTAACTTTCAGGCGACATGGATAACTTCGCAGCATCTAATTCGTCTTGCGGTATTATCTTTGTTTCACTAGCTTTAAAAACACAAGTGAACCAATCCTTTTGAGTTTTAGACTTTTCATGTAAATCAAAAAACCAATTACGACCCATTGGCGTACCTATAAAAATAGCAAAGCCTTTTCGGTCTGATAAGCAAGGGCGTAAAATTGTGTCAAATAAATCTGGGCTAATATTTTGGGTTTCATCTACGATAACTCCGTCAAAGTATTGTCCTCTTATGGCACTACTATTTTCAGCTCCTATTATTTGAATACGGCTATTGTTGACGGAGAAATCTACCCTTAATTCTGATTCATTCCATTTAACACCTGGAATTGTGGCGGAAAATTGTTTCATATAATCCCAAGCGGTGCTTTTACCTTGTAATCTATATGGAGAAATAAAGGCGTATCTTGGGTATGGATTTTTATTTGTTAAAGCAGCTTTGATTAAATGGTTTATTGCAAAGACAGTTTTACCACCTCTTCTATGAACTATAACAACATTAAATCGGTTCACATCACACTTTTTGTGCAAAAATTTTTGAATGTGTCTAGGATTGTATGGGATAACAATTTGTTTCATTTTAAAACAAAACCCCCCCTCTTTAGAATCTTTCTAATGTAATGTAAAATTTGGTTCGCTATCATAAAGTTTATGTTCTTCAACAAATTCTTCTTGTAAAAATTTAGAAAAATCTATTGCTTCATCTTTGTCAGAAAAACCTTGAAAGTGTGTAATTACAATTGGCTTTCCTGTTTCTTTATCCTTTATTATAAAAATTATTGTTTTCAATATAAGATCTTCCATTTCATTTGTTTATACCATCCATTCATTTTTACCAAGACGACATTCGCAAAATTGGGTATCGGCTCTAAAAAACCCCCCTAAATCTGTCGTTCAAAGCAAAAAAGCCTTATTTTTTCAGTAACGATAACTGATGGATTATCAATACTGATGTTTCCGATAATACTGCGTTATCAAACATTTATTATTTGTTCTTGTTTTGTTCTTATTTTTACTCACATATAAGTAATAATCTTTTTATGTGTTAATAATATCACTATCATAATAAAATCAACACTTTTAGCGTTGTAAATGTATCACAAAACATAAATATTGTGGTATTTTTGCAACATTATGATTGCCAAGTTATGTTTATTGGTGCTTTATCGTCACCTTTTATAGTTAATTCTGCAGCTTTTCCATACTTTTTAGAACTTATTTTAGAAGCAGACCATTGTGAACTAGCTACAATAATTTTATAAAGATTAACTAAATTTTGTCCTGCTTTTCCATCAATTTCTCCTGATTCTATTTTAGCTTCTAATTCTAATCTTTTATCTTTTAAATTACTTAATTCTAAATCTATGGCTAATTCTTTTGCCTTTTGATATTTGTCCATTAATTCATTTGAAGTAACTAATTCTTTTCGGAAACTAGCCCAAGTGTAATCTATTTCATCTTTTTCAAATACTTGCCGAATCGTTAAACCATCGGCAATAAGCTCTAAAATTCGTTCCGATAATTTAGTATTTAATTTTCTTTTTCTTCCTGCCATAATTTTTTAATCCTTTAGGGGGTGGAGGCGGTTATAGAAAGAAAGGGAAAAAGACCGCCTCACACCAAGTAGCTACTAAAATACTAGCTGAAAGGGTTTCGCTAGTAGTCCTTTTGTTTATCATACTATATATAGATTACCAATCAAAAATAGTTTTTGGCTTACGAAATGTTCTAGTATCGTTTGTAATTGGATTTCTTTTAATTATCTTTTTTTCTAATAATCTATCTATAAATAATTCAACGGAAAAAGCACCCCAACATTCCATCTCCCAAATCCACACCATTTGATTTACGGACAATAATCCGCTTTCAAATTCATTGTTTAATTGAATTATAATTTCTAGCTTTTCTTCTTTAGTATAATTATTGAACTTTCTATGTTGTAATGGTTTTCCTTTATAAGTATAGGCAAGGGGGGTTATAGTCGAATCATTGGACATTTAAGTTATTTCTTAAAACCTTTTAATTTCTTAAATCCTTTAATCTTATTATTATTATGAGTATTAGTATTACTCTTCTCAATACTACCGAATTTTTGGGTAGTCAGTTGCCCAGAATTTGGGTAGGGCAAGACAACCTTAAAGGGGGCTTTTAGTTCATAATAATTGGCAGAAGTTCTTCTGTGGATAATTAGGTATTGTTCCTTAATAAGTTCGGCTTTTATGCTTTGCAAGGTATTTAAAGAAATGCCCAATTTATGTAAAAGAGTCTTATTTCGCAAAGTCCGATATTTGTCCGATAAGCTACGCAAATAGCAAAATAATAGCTTGGCATTATTGGATAAATCCTCATCCCAAATTACTTGATTCGGTATCATTGAAAACCCTTTATTTTTCATATTCCCTGCCAGACTATATATACTTAAAT